TAAGCGTGCCGGTATCGTTGTTCAGCGTCCCGCGAATATTGCATGTCCCTTGGATGTAGGTCGGGATGCTCGTGCTTGAGAAATAGACCCCGTTCGGGATGGTGATGTACGACCCACCAGAGGTAATGGACGGGAGTGAAGACGAGAACGCGAGGTTTCCGGTCAGTGTGCCGCCACCAATAGGCAAGGCATATGAGCCAACATTATTCGCCGCCAGGACAACAGAGCCGTTGATCAAAGCTCCCGAAGCACTAGTTTCAAACTGCCATCCTGCCGCCGCACTCAGAAAGCCAATATTTCCTGACGTATCACCATAGCAGTATCCAACAGTTGTAGCGGCGTTAGTCTGAAGTGCGAGGGCAGAGCTTGAACCCGAATTCGAACGAACCAGCCACGTATTTCCGCCGAGCGACGGCGATCCAAGCAACGCGGGGCCTGCCGTAATAGAATAGGATGGAGACAGATTCAGGTTGTTGGAGCTAATAGAGATCGGCGGCCCATCCATATTCAGCCCGGCGCTCCAACTCATTGTTGCCAGGGTGCGCGAGCCGCCACTATCCTGAAAATATACACTGTTGGCCGTACCGACAGTGCGGATCGCGATGCTGGCAAAATCGAAATAGATACCGTTTGTGACTCCAGTCCCGACCTCATAGCTCGTGCTCGTGTAAAGCGTCGGGCCAGTCATCGTACCGCCAGTTAGCGGAAGATATGAAGCCGAGTTGAAGTTTCCAGTGTCGTATGGAGTCTGGCCGTTGAAAGTCGGACGGCTGCTAAATGTGGCCGAGCTAGAGAATACAGCCGGTATATTGACGGTCACGTTAGTGTTCGTGATGGTCATTGTATTGACAAATGTTACCGCTTGCCCCTGCGCAATACTCCCAAGCTGGTTGGTTCCGCAGTTTAGCGTAATGCCCTCATCTGTCAGGCCAAGTTGGCTCGTGCCGCGAGCGCCGCCATAGTAATAACCTGCGGCTGCTGAAGAGTTCACAAAACGATTGTGAATCGCCCCGAAGGTTAGATTGAACCCGCCTGACCCTTGGGCGGAGTCAATCGACCAAAGATTGCCTGACGAACCAAGCGGATCGGCTCCGCCGACGAAGACGGTCTGAGAAATGGCGGTAGCGTTGACGACCGAACCCACGCCCTGGGCGCCGGCCAGCATGTGACCCGTGGTGGTATTGATCAACAGGGCCGCATTGGAGATCGTCAGGTAGATTGCCGCCGCGTTGCCCTGGGTCAGGAAGGTCGAATAGAGGCCCGTCACATTGGCTATGTCGGAGACGTAGCTTGAGGGTTTCCCAGCCAAGTTTGAGTACGTGAAGGTCGCCGTGGTAACGATCGAATTGAGCACCAGGGTAGCGTTTGCAATCGCGTTTGTGGACGCAAGCTGAACCGCTGCGATGGCGTTGTTGGCGTAGACCTGAGCGGCGCTGATCGAAACGTTCGCGAAAATCTGGGCTGCGCTGATCGCTGACGCGGCCTGAGTGCTGGTGTTTGAGATCGAAGCCGTGGAAGCGGCCTGGACATTGGCTATGGCTGAGTTCGCCAAGGTCTGAGCCGCCAGGATCGCGGTGTTGGCCGCCGTCGCCGTGTTCGAGATCGCAGCGTTGGCAAATATCTGCGTCGCGGCGATTGATGACGCGGCCTGAGTGCTCGTGTTCGAGATCGCGCTTGTCGCCAGCGCCGAGATCGCGGCGGGCGAGAGCACGAGAACCTGTCCGCCGACACCGTTCAGCAGATAGACGGAGCCGTTCGAGTACGGGCCGCCTGTCGCCGTGGTGCTAGCGTACAGAAAGAGATTTTGAGTGTTAGTGTTCCAAGACGTGACAGCTTGAGCGACCATAGCCGCTGTGTTGCTGGTCGTGTTGGCAATATCTGTTAGTGTGACCATCCCAGTATTTAGGGATTAGGCTTTCTTGGAAGGCTTTTCCGTGAACACTTCGGTCGTGGCGGTCTCAACCGACTTGGCTGCGGCAAGGTCTTCAGTCGCCTTTGCACCGATATCAGCGCCCGCTAGGCGGTGACGAACGGCTTGAAGTTCAACCTTCAGTGCTTCGGTTTGCTCATTCAGAGCGTACAGGCGGGATTGAATGTTGTCTTGAGCGGCGTAAAGCTCTTTGTATTGGTCTAGTGCAGATTTATCCATGCCACTATTTATCCAGCTTGGCGAAGCTCTTGGGCGATGATCTTGATACGGTTGAGAATCGTTGTGCCAGCCGATCCGGAAGTCTTGTTTACATAGATCGCATAGGTGTGAGAGCCTGCGGCAGGCTGATCTTCGAAGATGAAGGTTTGACCAGAGTCGAACGAACCCTGATAGAATCCGGCGGTCTGATCCACCAACGAGCCATCACGATATAGATAGACTTGAGCGCCTGAATTACCCCCAGATGGGCTGATTTCAATGTAAGTCATAACCAAGAACTTACCGCCCTGTGATGTCACGGCTTGAGTTATGTACGAAGTCGGCGAAGTCGTGATGTTCACGCCCGGCGAAGACTGGCTTGCCGCAACAGCCGAAGCGGCGCCAACAGCCAAGTGAGCGGTTTGGATTGTCCCATTCACGAGCAAGCTACCGTTGATCACCACGTTTTGCATGGTGACAACACCGCCGGTTACCGAGAACGGAGCCGCGCCAGAACCACTAGAGTTGATGATGTTGAAGTTCGGTGCGTAGACATTGAATGTCGCGCCGCCTGCGCCACTGGCCAGGGCGTAGCCGATCACACCAGCGGAGCCGGACACCTGAAGGACGTACTGAGCCTCAAGACCGCCGACACTGGACGAGATTGAACTAATCGAAGACGTGTGGCCACTGACCGTGGTTGAGACGGTCGAAATCTGGCTTGAGAGCGTGCTGTAGTTGCTCGAAACCGTCGATGAGAGAGTCGAGACCGTGCCAGACAGCGAGCCATAGGACGAGTTCAGCGACGTGACGGACGTGGTGAGCGAACTGACCGCCGTGGCTCGCGTGGTCGCTTCCGAGGTGATCGCCGCATAGACGTTCGTGTTGTTCGTGGTGACGGTGCTCGTGAGGCTGGTGATCTGACTGGACAGGCTGCTAACGGCCGTCGTGCGGGCGGTCGTTTCCGTGGTCACTGCCGCCGAAACCGCCGCCGTGGCTGCGCTTAGGCCGGACAGTTCCGACGCTAGAGTCCCGCCGCTAGATAGCGACACGGTTCCTGTGTTCAGGATGAAGCCTGAACCACCAGTCCCCACCACGCCAATCTGAGCGATCGTGGAAGCCAAGCCGCTGATCGCCGTCGAACGGGTCGAAGCCTCATTGGTGATGGCGCTGGTGAGCGTGCTGTTGGCCGTGTTGAACTGGCTGGCCAGGGTGGTTCGAGCGGAGGTCTCAGCCGCTATCGAGGTCGTCAGCGTGGTCGCGTTCGAGGCAATGGCCGCATAGATCGCCGTGGTGTTCGAGACGAGTTCGGCGCCGAGGGTCGTCACGGTGTTCGCGATTGAAAGGTTGTTCGCGATCCTCGCGCTGGTCTCTGTGGTGATCTGGCTCAGTAGGGTCGCGGTGTTCGAGACAAGCTGTGCGGCGGTCACGGCAATCGAGTTCGCCAAGGCCGTGTCGCCCGCGATCCGCGCGTTCTGTTCGCTCGTGATCTGCGCCAGGATCGCCGCGTTGGCGCCGCTACCGACGCTGTTGGCCAACGCCTCAACGCCGGCCTGCCACGATCCTAGGCTAACCCCTGGCGAGGTTTGGACGTTGGCGATGTTGAACAAGAACGTCGTACCGCCGCCGCCCGTTGTGCCGATGATGGCGAGCGTGCTGGCCAAGGCGGTGTCACCCGCGACCCGATAGTTGGACTCGTTCAGGATCGCGGCGTTGACCGGAACATTACCGACAAAGATATTCCCGTTGACGAAGGTCTGAAGGTTCTGCGTCGAAAGCGCGTCCGAGATCACAGAGTTGCTGAGATCAATCAGCGATGCGTCATAGGTCGAAACGGTATTCGCAGCGTTCGAAGCGTCTGAAACAGCGTTCGTGACAGCCGATGTCAGGCTATCTAGAGCAGCATCGATGGTCTGATTGTCGCCGCTGCTTTCATAGATGATGTTGCTTGAAGATAGCATTCCATTGCTGTCTGTCGTCAAGCCAACCGGAATGTTGATAACGCCAGCGTTCGCGCCACCCGCGCCAGTGGACCAAGAGATGACTTGATCACCGATGATGACCGGATCGGGATTTAGAATGAGACGCTGAGAAACGATCCCCTTGACGGTGCGATAGCTGACGGCGGCTTCATACTCATCACCAGACGTGACCGACGTAATCGCGAACTGCATTGACGCGTTGTTTGAGTCGCGAGTGACTTCCGCCCATTGCGTCCAGGCTGAAGCACCGTAGGTACGGTATTCGGTGATGACCGATGCGGCGTTTGGATCATCAACCGCACCATCGATGACGATGGCCGGGATGCTCAAGCCGTTGGCGTTCGTGACCGCCGTACCCGTGATTGACCAAGCCGAAGACCCTGGCGCGGCAGGGTTCGAAGGATCGTAAGCGGTCAGTTCCGGAGCCGTGGGCGCCGTGGCTGACTGGCCAAGAGCGAAGGCGTGCTTTGAATCGGTCTCAGACCGGAGGTTCAGAGTTATTTTTTGCGTTGAGAAGTCGAGAGACGTTCCCATCACAATGAACTTCTGTGTGTTCAAGCAGACATCAGGCAACGTGACCGTCAGCGCATCGCCGACTTGAGCGTTCCGCATTCTCAGACCGCATTCGATAGTCGCGGTCAGGAACTCGCGTGTGTCGCAGAGATTATAAGCGGCGACTTGGTGTGCTTGAGTAGCTTGCTGGATCAGCGGATAAGTCTGAGTGATCGTCCGCCAGTTCTGTGTTCCACCACCATCTTCTTCAAGGAATGCATCGGCGGTGACGAGATCACCCGCCGTGATCGTCCAGAAGTTCGCTTCTTCCATGTAGGAAGGAACGATGCGGTTCTTACGATCACGATACGAAGTCGTGTTCTGGATTTGGATAGAACCGACAACATCGTCAATGCCGATATCGTACAGAGCGGTCTTCGGAGAGTCGTAAATGACGCTCAGAATGCCGTTGTTGTTGATCGGCTGTGCTGCGATTGACTGAAGGATCGTGCTGAGCACGCTGAAGCGATCGTCCGTAGTCGAGACGACACCACCACCCGTCCAGCCGTTTGCGTCCGCTACGTTTGCCGCAGCGACGAAGGCCGCAGCATCCAACTCATTGATGTTGGCGCCGATACCCCAAGTTTTGATCCCGTTCTCAAACCAGCCGATGCACCATTGCAGGGCGTGGATCGCGGGATTTTGGCTGAAGATGTAGGTGGTTTGGTCGCCGAGCCGGCATGATCCGGAGCCGCCTGGAAAGGTCGAATCCTGGCGCGGGTCATAGCAAGAGACACCCCTGACAACCCAAATGTTCTGCGACGGCGGGCCATCTGGAAAGGCGCCAGTCGGGTCATAGCGGAAGATCGTCGCTGCGCTGGCCAGACCAGACAGCTTTGAAGCCGTGGTCCAGTTCGGCAGTGACGCGGTGAAGCTGGGCGAGGACTCATAGGCATCCTCGCCGACAACGCCGAGCTTCCACTTGGCGAAAGTCTGGTTCTTGAAGACCTTTTGGCCAGACGTGGCCGTGGGCGTGACGGAGGTACATTCAGCCCAAGCCGCGCTAGTGCTCGAACCGGCGGTTAGAGGATTGGTGTTCCAGTTAAGAAGAAGATTGTTCCCGTAATAGGAATCAATCGACGTGATCGGACCACCAGCCGACAAGATCGAAATATAGCAAAGGTTCTCGTTCTTGCCGTCGCTAGAGAACGTCTCTCGATAACCGAGAACGCCGCCTGTTCCGACGCGTCCAAACGCGACGGGCAACCCTGCTTGAGGGTTGTACTGCATGTTGACTGACTGCCCGAGCGACGCGGGCTTTGGCGTGCCGAAGACAAGGCCGGCGAAGCTGGCCCCAACCAGCAAGGTCGTTGTCCAGGCCGAGAACGCGGCGCCCAATCCCGATGCACCGACCAGGGCGGAGCCGAAGCCGGTGATGGCTCCGTCAACGGCTAGGAAGGTTCCGATGGAGTCCAGGCCAACTGCGCCCGCCACGACGGCGGCGCCCGTTCCAATGGCCGTAGCGACGGCAGTGAAGGCCGCCGCGATAATGGGGACGAGGAAAGCCATTTAGAGCTTCACCCGCCAAGCGATCGTCGCTTCGTGGTAAGGCCCGTAGGCGAGCAAGCCGTTCGGCAACCAAGCCAAACAGCGGTCGCCCCCAGCATGCAGCGCCAGGGAGGTGATCGCGTCTTCGTCGGACGGAAATGAGAGGATATCGCAGGCGATGGCCGAAGCCGGCGCGATCCTGTCGAAGCCAAGGCTATCGACCAGATCGGGCAGTGTGGGATAGCCGCCCTTGCGAAGTGAACGCAGAGCTTGAACGGCGTTAGAATAATGGCGAAGTTTACGAAGCGGGTTTTCGTATCCGCGTTGAATCAGCGGGTGAAAGGCTAAACACGCACAGTCCGAAGTACCCCAATCGAAGAACTTGGTCTTGAAGTGATCTAAGGTATTTTTAAGCGTCTCTTCCCGAGTAATAAGGTCAAAGTCCATAGACCTTATTTAGTGAAACGACGCTATTACCCACCTTGACCAGACGGCGCCCATGTGCGGCCAGACGACTTGCCAGCGCTTGTGATGCCAGCTTCAACGTCACCCACGGTCGGCGCGAGCGTGAGAATGGGATAGATCGGCTGTTGTGCTGCGGCTCCCCACGTCGGGCTAAGTCCGCCGGCAATGACCTGACTAAGGCCTGTCTCGCCTGGATAGATCGTCTGGTGAGACTGGTCGTTGACCCTCATGCCCTCATCGCTTGGCCACAGCTTGTCCAGGCCCGTGATGACCGTCAGCACGACGGTGCGGCTCGTGGCATCCGAATTGATTTTGACGAAATCCAGGTTCCCGCTCCAAACGGTCTGAGTGTCGATGACCGCGCCCGCAGCCTCATCAATGGCGCCCCACCAGACGGTCACGGTTGAGAGTTGGTTTTGAGGATCGGCTAGGGCCGCCACGCCATCTGTGGAAGCCGGCATCAGCGTGATCTCGGTTGACGGGCTTGAGGTCAGCACCGCGCTCGGCATGGCCGCGATCGTGACCAGCGTCCCGTATGTCGGATCGTTGCTCAGAAACGTCATGCCGCCGAACGTCACCCATCCCGAGCCGTCACATAGGTTTATCGTTGAACCAGTGTTCGCAAGGTTGATCTGGACAGCGGCGAAATGACGGACATAGGGGACGGTGACGGCATTCGTCAGCGCGTTTGAGAGCATGTTAGATCGACTCCAGAATCGTGAAGTTCAATCCAACGGCCTGAGCCATGTTCAGCGTCCAAGACTGCTGATTACCCGACAAGAAACCTTCGATGTACGGCGGGTCAAACTCGCATGCATCGCCATCCGATGGCGGAATGCGGATAATGGGAAGGATCGGCAAAATAAGATTGCCTGAACCATCAGCCGTCTGTGTCGAAGTGCATTGATAGAGCGCGTATACGCCAGCGCTGACGATGTTGAAGAACTGGCCTTGCTCGGCGACATAGCCGGGGCTGAAGCCCCTCATGGTGATGTTGCGACCAGCTTGACCAGCGCCATTGACTACGGGTGTGCCAGGACTGCCAACATATCCATCAGTACCTTGCGGAAGCGGCATTCTTACTTTGTCGCTCATGCCCATGTTGAGCGATGAGATGAAATATAGAGCTTGCTGGTAAAACATAGACCTTGCGGTGAAGGCCATTGAGAAGCGGTCGCCCAGTCGTCCAACGCGAACGGTCGGACCTCCCATCGTCGGAGTCAGATCAAGGGAGTTCGACTTAAGCGTATATTGCATTTGGGAACCCTGAGGTAGGGTTGGGAGCGAGACCGTCATACCAATATTTAGGCAGATGGCCTCTTTTGCTTAACTGCGGATGAAGTTGTTGCGGTTTGCTCCGCTCAACTGTTGCGCTGCTTTCTTCGCGCCGCCTTCGATCGCCGATTGGTGAGCGACCGCAATCCAAGTCTGGATTTGGCCGGTCAAGACGCTCTGATCCGCGTTCACGACGGTCGTGGTGGCGAGATTGATGTTCTGAACCGGAGTGCCGCCACCCTGCGTCAGAGCGAGGCTCTGAGCGCTCGGGATGACCTGACTTCCGCGCGGCAGGTTGACCAGTTCGGGGCCGGCTTCACCAACCCACGACAAACCACCAGGCGCCGAACCCGTACCGAGGGCGAAACCAGGGATGCCCAAGCCGTGGAAAATGCCGCCAAAGAGGCCGCCTGACGGTGTGGCGGACGATTGCACCGCCGTCGCCTGACCGCCGAACAAGAGGTTGGCCAGCGGGTCCACAATGGCGCGCTGAATGCCGATCTGAAGCAAATCTTCGATGATCTGTTTCGAGACGTTGTGGAACACCTCACCGAGGTTTTTGGCGTTGACGATCGCCGACGCGATACCGGAGCTAAGGCTTTGCAGGCCTTTGACCCCAACGCTTTGAAGGCTCTGATCAATGCTCTCTGTCGGATTGGCATAGGCATAAAGCGGGTTGGCCGAACGGAACTGTTCCTGTGACCGCGCCTGAGCCTGGATCGGCTGGATGGTGTCCAGCGACTTCCGGTCTTCAAGCGCCGTGGTCAGCTTGTTCAGGGCTTCGGTGAGCTTGGTTGCATCGCCACCGATACGGGCCTGATTGACCCCGCTCTGAGCGTCCTTGACCTGTTGATCCGCAATGTCGCGGTCAGCGGCCTGAGCCGACGCGAAGGCTTGGTTCTCATAGGCGACGCGGGCCTGTGTGGTGGTCGCCAGTGAGCCGAGCGCCGCATAATAGTTCGCCTCGCGCCGGTATCCGGCCTGACGAACCTGAGCCTGTGAATCCGAAAGCTCTTGATCCTGCTTCAGGATGTCGATGAGCGTGTTGCGGGTGATCAGTTCGTTTTTGAGCGTGGCGACAAGCTGCAAACGGGCTGATGCCTCATCCAGAAGAAGGTTCTGAGCCTTGGCGGCGGTAGCGCTTTCCTCGCCCTTGCCGACCGCCTTGGTGATAGCCGCCCGCTGCTTGGTAATCCGATCCTCGGACTCCTTCAGTTCATCGGCGACGATCTGGTGTTGCGCTTCGGCGTGCGCCTCGATGGTGGTGGCGAGCTTGTCATAGGCGGAATCGACGGCCTTCTGAGCCGAGTCATCAATGGACTTGGCGGCTTCGTTCAGAGCCGCTGTCTGGTCGCTGGGCGCCTTCTTGGTCTTGTCGGGCGCCGCAGCCGGATCGGTCTTGCCGCTCGCGGAGGCCTTGGCGTTGGCATCGGCCGTGATCTTGGTGCGGCGGTTGACCTCTTTACCGAGGTCTAGCCACTCCTGAGCGTTGGCTTTGATCGCGGCCTTAAGCTGGTTGATGCCCTGTGCCGACGTGATCGAATCCAGCTTGCCGGACTGGATGCGGTTGTGACCGTCGATGCTGGCGTTCGGGTCGATGTCCTTGACGCGGGCGAAGAGCCGCGTGCGCTCATCGGCGACGTTTTTGGTCTGTGCGTTTAGGTTTTGGTCGGAAAGGTTCGTGGCATCGCCGCTGAACGCATATCCAAGCTTTTGCGCGATGTTCGATGCCAACGTGACCATATTGGACATGAACTGAGTGATCTGAACCAGTACAGGGATCAAACCAACGAAAGCGGCGTGAAGCTGTGTGTTGATCACAGCGCCGGCCTTCTTCAGTTCATCGGCGCCCTGAGCGGCCTTTTGGACAAGCGCTTCATCAAGAACAGCGCCGGCAGTATGAGCTTCTGCTTGAAGGTTCTGGAGTTCTTCGCCGCCCTTCTGCAAAACGGGCAAGATGGCTTCCAGGCCAAGGCCTTTGGCCACCTGCGTTTGAGTAGCAACAGAAAAGTTCTTTATCTTGTCTGCGATCTGCGGAAGCAAATCGACAATTGAGTTGGCTTTGTCAGCATCTTCTTTGGTAATGCCGAGTTCGGCAAAGATTTTCTTCACACGCCCAGCGTTGATGTTCGACTTGAACTTGCCGAGCGCCGCGTTTCCGCCTTCGATCGCGGACGCAAATGCATCGGACGCGAGACCGCTAGACAGCGCCACGAAGTTATATTCTTGAAGCTTGTCAGTCGTGATGCCGAGCTTGTCAGCGTTGACTTGTAGCTGTTCGCCGAACTCTGCGGCCTGCTTGGCTTGTTCGAGCGACAGGCCGAACGCGGCGATCCCAGCCGCCGCGACGATCCCAGCCGGGCCAAGGGCTTCAAGTCCCTTGCCGAGTACACCTAGATTTTTGGCGCCCTCTTCAAGTGCATCAGTCTTGACACCCTTGAAGATGTTTCCGATGGCTTCACCGATATCGGTTTTGCCCCAGATACCTTGAATCTTGTCGTGTTCGTCTTGATGGGTCTTCGTGTATTTCTTAAGATCGCTAACGCTCTTATCAAGTTTGTCGGAGATTTTCTGAACATTCGCGTCCAGATAATAGATAATTGCGTCGTTTGTTGAGTTGTCGGCCATTGCACCAATATTTAGGCAATGGGGTCAGAACTCATCGAACCTGTGCTTGTTAGCCTCAAACTCATCGGCAGTCGGCTTCTTCGCCTTCTTATCATCCGGCGGAGAATGGAAAGTCTTAAAGCCGGCGTAAGACGCGTTGAATTCCCAAAACGTCAGCTTGAAGGTTGCGATGGGGTCGAGTCCGTTGGCTCCGCAATAGGCGTAGATGTTGGACCATTTGAAGCCGGCTCCGTTTCCGTCACCGGCTGAGGCTCCCCCAAGTCAATCTTGTCATCCTCCGGTCCTAACAGTGCCGCCTTCAAGACAAGCTGGGCGTATGGCACGTAGATGCCAAGATAACCTTCGGTAAGGTAGCTGTTGACCAGTCTGAATGCTTGTTGAGGATTCATACCACCGCCGATCAAAGCCAGACGGCAGATTTCGCTAAGCTCATTGACGCGCCAATCACCACTCATCATGCGGGTGAGAAGGTTGACCATCGACTTATCTAGGATTTCTTCGAGATCACGAAGTTGAGCCATCTTTAAAGACAGCGTGTAGTACCCTTCACCAAAGAACACGTCGTGGATTTCAGCCGTGCGCTTGGTGAGCTTTATGTTATTGCTCATGAAGATATTTAGGCAGCAGAAAGCCCCTGGATGGTTTTCCAGGGGCTTTCTTTACTCAACTGATTTTTGGACGGTTTAGGAAATGGTGTATGTCACAACGCCGGTCACTGCATAGGTGACATCCATCGTGGCCAGCTTACCGAAGTCGCCAGCAATGCTGAGATCGGACAGGAAGTAGTTTCCGCTGATCGTCAGAGTGTTGCCAACCGAGCCGGGCGGCAGGTCCATCATGAACTTGCAAGGAAGGGCGACATTGTTGCCGTTCCAGTTCAGATAAGGCGCAACGCTATTCGCATCGAACATGCCAGCGCCCGTGATGGCGGAGTCATTCGACTTGGCTGTACGGACAGTGGTCGCGGGAGCCAACTGGTTCGAGATATCGACCACTTCTTCAGCGTTCTGCGAGGCAGTTTGCTTGATCGAACGCGCGCCAGTGATGAAGCCGGGATGCGTGAAGGTGTTGCCGCCGTCGAAAGAGGTTTTGACGAAGATATTACCGCCGATGACGGTTTCGGGAAGAGTGGTCATGTAATAGCGTCCTTAAACGAAATTAGTTTGGTTCTATATTTATGTGAAATGGTCAGTTGAGAGCGCGTAGGCGATATTCGATGGATACGATGGCGTGTTCAGTCAGAACGTCGCCTTCCTTCTCAGTGATGTTTCTTTGTTGTTCTGGAATGTGTGATTGAGTTTCGAAGCCATTGACGGGTAAAAAGTAGTTCAGCACCGTCAGGGCGTTCGCCGCGATCTGGTTGACTTCCATGCGACCGACGTACCGGCTGAAGACATGGATGTTGACGTGCGCGAGGCTGGTCGATGACCCCTGATAGACATCAAAGGTCACGTCGTTGTCGCCGATTTGCAGGAATGGGAACGCGGCGCCATCGGGTACGCGGTCATAGATCGCCACGGCGTTGCCGGTCGCATCCACGATCGTGTTTGCAGCGACCAGGGCGGCAAATAGAGCTTCGTTGAGGGGATCAGCGGCGGAGAGCATTAGTCACCCCCGTCCGAGACCACAGCCTCTTTGATCGCCTTGTTGCCGGCGCGGGCCACACGGCCTTTCCAGCGCTTAGCCAAGACCCTGATGACGGGATAAAAGAACGGGCGGGCCGGAACGTGCGTCTTGCCGTCCATGTGGCCAAATTCGATACCCTTGGCCTTACCAGCCACATTGCTTTCGCCCTGGCCCTCGCCGACGCTCACACCCGATCCGAGCGGAGTCCGGCCAGGAATGACCTTGATGGTTTTATCGAGATCGCCCGTATCCTTCGGGACAGTGGTATGAAGCTTAGAGTCAAACTCTTCGGCGTTCTTGATGTTGGCTTGGTGTACGGACTCCTGAACATTCTTCGGCATCGCCGCGATCTTTTTTAGAATGTAGTCCAGTCCATCGACTTGTTGGGTTCCCATTACTGCGCCGTCCCCGTCTGACAGAGGATGCAGTAGAAGCGGCGGTGCTCATCGGGATTGGAGATGAGGCGGATATTGTAGGTCAGCCCTGTACGGGCGTTCACCACCCGATCGGCGGGCGCGATGGTGTCGGTATCGCTGTTGCACCGAACCCAAATCTCATAGGTGGCGACAGAGGTCAGGGCGGCGGCAATGACCGTCTCGCCACCACGCATCATCGGCGTGATGCGGGCCGGCATGGCTGCGATCTTCTGCGACCATGTGGACGTAGAGCCGCCGCGACCATCGGGCGCCTTGGTCTCAGTCTGAATCAGGATGCTTTCGCGGAGATCGCCCGCCGCCGGCAGAGCGTAGCTCAATCTTGCCCTTCAGAGGCCGTAGGAGCCTCACCAGCGGGCGCGGACGCATAATCGGGCAGCACGTCACCATCGACGAAGACAGCGGCGCCTGAGAGTACGGCTCCGTCAGCCCAATCGTCGGGTAGCTCGTGGAGGTTGCCCGCGTAAAAGGCGTGCGTGATCTTCGCGGGGTTATCCTCCCGAGGTGTCACATCGAAATCGTGGTGAAAGTGGACGCGCTTCATCTGAGTATTTAGGAAGCGCAGCCCATCCGAGGGCGTTAGGCGAAGGCAATAGCTCGGTACTTGTTCAAGATCGCCACGGCGCCCACGTCGGGAATCTCCTGTGGACTGTCACGCGAGCCGATGCCAACCGTGCTTTCGCGGTTGGTATACCAAGTGCCGATCAGCAATAGAGCCGCGTGCTGGATGTCCCTCGGGATGCTCGTCACGTCGTCGCCATAGCCGCAAGTGAAAGTCACGGTGACGGCGTTCATGACCGGCAGGGTCGCGGGGAACGATTGATTGTACGCCCTGGCCACACGCACCGGAGCGGCGGAGAGGTTGTACTGATAAACTGCCGGATCAAGCGTCTGATACGAACCGTCCATGGCCTGATAGACGACGGAATTGACCGATTGAACCGGGCATAGCGGCAGGATCAGACCCGTATCGTAATACAGACGATCGAAAGTCGCCGTCCAAGTTTGAGTTAGAAGCGGAATGCCAGCCGAATCCGGGCCTTCAATGAAGTCCTGTGCGACACCGATCAAGAAATCAATGTAAGCGTCGTCATCGGGATTGGTTGCAGAGATACGGCATTGAGACTTCGCGATCGTGTTCGAGACGATCGGCGTATTGCTCACAGCGATGCGGCGAAGATTAGTCCACATTGCGCGTGTTCACCTTGCGGCCAGAAACGGCAGTGCGCTTTTCGGGTTCGTTGAGCTTGGCGATACCGCGCTTTACGAGTTCGAGCGCCGCCCTTCCCTC